GTTCTATGTCACAGAAGATGGAAGATTTTGCAAATACCGCTATTGACACATATGGTATATCTAAACTGACCGCCAAGAATATAGGTTCCACTTACACAGCTATGGCGAGAGGTATGGGTCAGTCATTAGATGAAGCCACAGACAAAGCACTTGAAATAACTGGAAGAGTGGCTGATATAGCTTCCTTCTACAATTTGTCTATAGATAGAGCCAATACCATAGGAAGAGCTGTATATTCAGGTGAGACAGAACCTTTGAAGCAGATTGGTGTTATAATGACGGAAGACCAATTAGCGGCATTCGCCTTAGCTAATGGTTATGACACATTATATAAGAATATGAATGCCGCCCAGAAATTGGAAGTGCGACAGGCTTATTTCTTAGCACAGACCAATCTTGCCGCTGGAGATTTTGTTAAAACTCAAGATTCTTGGTCCAATCAGACTAAGATTTTATCTGAGAGATGGAAAGAATTTCTTTCTGTTTTAGGTAGTGGATTAATACAGATTCTTACTCCAGCCTTGAAATTCTTGAATCAGTTTGTTTCTGCAATGACTTCAGCCTTGACAGCTTTTAATAAGTTCTTAGGCATTAATACAGAAGTATCTTCTACAGGTGCGGCAGGAATAGCCGATATTGCAGATAGTATGGATGATGTAGCAAGTAATACAGAAGCCGCTAATGACGCACAGAAAGACTTATTAGGAACCTATGATAAGTTGAATGTTATATCGCAAGATACAAGCTCAGGTGCAAGTGGTGTAGGCGGTGGAGCTGGTGCAGGTGGATTAGATATAACAGAAACAGTAGATGAAGATAAGACTAAATTCCTTGATTCTCAAGTTGGAAAAATGAAAAAGATATTAGATGGTTTTTCTAATTATGTGAAAACTAATTTTGGTGACACATTTAAAAATATCGGTACTGATATGAAGAAAAATATGTCTAATACTAAAACAATTTTTTCTGGTATACTTGAGGACATTAAGGCATTGATTCCTCCATTTATAAATTACTTAAATACAGATTTTCCTGCTATGATAAATACGGCTCTTGCTACTGCTGGAAATGTAATAAACGGTACATGGGATTCTCTTAATCTTGTATTAAGTACATCTTGGGATTCATATATTTATCCTATATTTTCTAAATTTATAACAGATGGGCTTCCCGTACTTACTCAGTTTGAAACAGAGGTCATTGATATTTTTAATACACTTTTTAATAGTATTAAAAATATATTTGATACATTGTGGTTAGAAGCAGTCGTTCCTTTTCTGGACTTGCTTGCTACTGCAAAAATAAGTATAATAGATATAATAGCTGGGTTATGGGAAGATTATGGAAAGCCAATAGCTGAAGCGATTAAAACAGCTATATCTGATACGGCTGATACATTTCTTAATACATGGGATACAATATTTAAGCCTATATGGGATACACTTATATCCGCCTTAGATGAAATGTGGACAGAACATATTGCTCCATTGCTTGAAAAGTTCGGCATATTTGTTGCTAAATTAGTAAATCTTGCTTTAGTTGTTTATAACAAATTCATACTTCCAATAATTAACTGGTTTATTGACATGTTTGGTCCTGCAATAAGTTCTGTTATTTCTTGGTTGATAGAAGTAATAGCTGGTATTATAGACCCAATTATTGATGTTGTGACTGATATCTTTTCTATATTTGGTGGAGTTATAGATTTCATAACAGGTATTCTTACTGGTGACTGGGAAAAAGCATGGCAAGGAATTGTTGATATATTCGGAGGAATATGGGATACAATTGTAGACATTATCAAAGCACCCCTCAATCTTGTTATTGGCTTGATTAATGGACTTCTTACTGCTATAGAGACAGGGGTTAATTTCGTTATAAAAGCCGTTAATAAATTGAGCTTTGATGTGCCTGACTGGGTTCCCGGAATTGGTGGTGAAACATTTGGATTTGATTTAGATGAAGCATCATTCACTAAGATTCCTTATCTTGCCAGTGGTGCAGTAATTCCACCTAATAAAGAATTTATGGCTGTTTTAGGTGACCAGTCTTCAGGTACTAATATTGAAACTCCACTTAAAACAATGATTGAAGCATTCAATGCCGCATTAGATGCAAGAGGAGGTTCTAGTCATGAACCTATAATCTTACAACTTCCTAATGGAAAAGTTATTGCTGAGCTTGTATGGAGTGAAGAAGAGAAACGATATAAACAGACAGGTTCATACAGACCTAAATATTCATAGACTGGAGGTGATATAAATGGTCAATAGTCCATTTAAAGGCTATCTAATAAGAGCCATTGATACAGATACTATATTAGATGGAACCTATATAGTATCTTCTTCTTGGAAAGCTACACCTAATCAGCGTGAGGAGATTAAGGCATGGCGAGATGAAAATTCACGAGACTTATTTAGAATTACAGCAGAGGGTGAAAAGAGTACTTTTCAATTTGACACTATAGACGGAATGAACCTTGAACAGAAGATGGATTTCCAAAAGTTTTTCACAGATGCAGAAACTAATGCAAAGGAAAGAAAGATACATCTTGAATATTGGAATGATGAAGATAATGCCTATGCGACAGGTTATTTCTACCGACCTAATATGGAGTTTACAATACAGGACTATACAGCAGATGATATAACATATTCAAGCATGAGCTTTGAATTTGTCGAATATTAAAAGTAAAGGAGAACTAATATGGAATTTAATCGTCAAACAATTATAACATTTCCAGATGATACTGACATACCTGATATAACAACAGGTATTGTCAGCGGTTCTCTTAATTTAGAAGAAATACTCTGTTCGTCAGATTTGAATTTTGGTGAATTTAATGCTTCCAGCTTCTCAGCTCAATTATATTATGACAATAATATTAAGGGTAAAAAAATACAAGTATATCAGATTGTTAATACTGAAAAGATTGCTATATTTACAGGAATTGTTGATAGTTGTATTCGTGACGACCATAGTTATTTTAGAGATTTAGTGGCATATGATGAAGCATACGAAAAAAGAGATACTAATGTAGCCGAATGGTGGTCTTCATTTTGGGGTACACATACTTCAGCCACAATCAAATTAATTAGAAATGATTTACTTTCATATATGAATATAACATATATTGAAAAAGAGCTTCCTAATGATGATTTAGAGATAACTTCTGATGTAAGTTATGATAGCTTACCTTTTGGGGATATGCTACAATATATATGTCAATTACAGTGTTGTTTTCCTCATATGAACCGCATTGGAACACTTGAGTTCATTACTCTTGATACTGATACAACTAATGCAGTAGAAATCAAAGATGATGAATACGAAAACAACAACACTACATTTGAAACATATTCAACCGCCAGAATAACTCAAGTACAGATTGACGGTGGTAGTAATAGTATAGCCGCAACAATAGGTCAAGAAGGAAACACTTATACTATTAGTAATAACATGTTATTATCTGGATTAGATTCTGATATACTTGGACAAGCGGCTACCAATATATTAGAAGCTAGTAAGAATATAACATTTACACCTTGCACAATCAAGATGCTATATAATCATCTTGATTTACATTTAGGTCAAATGATTACAATAAGCGGCGGTGAGCATACTTATATTATGAATAATAGCATGTCTGGAATACAACTTGTTGAACAAGAAATACAAATACAAGCAGATGAGTATTTTAATAAAACCGCTGGTTTTAGTAGTAATATTGGGCAGATTGAAGATATTAAAACAACGTACAAAAATAACTTTTATGCTTACACATACACAAATGTTAAAGCCATTGAAGTGAAAGACAAACCTCAATCTATTATTAAATTTAATTTATCTGCAACTGCTAAAACAGATGTAATATTTATGGCTATGATTCCAATAACACTTGATTTAGATGGTTATGTAACCGCAACATACTCAATCAATAAAGTACTTGTTCCAGAAGATACTGTAAGAGTCTATTATAACAAAGGTGATAATATACTTACATTAGTTAATTATCTCACTATGGACGAAAATGGCAGGTTGACTTTTTATGTATCTTTGAATACTGAATATATAGAAAGTGTTGAAAGACAGCATACTGCTAAAATACTTTCATTTGAAAACTATATTAAGACTTCTAAATATACCGAGCAGGCAGTTGATACTACTATTCCAAAACTTAATATTAAGGAGTTATCTATTAAAGCAGTTTGCTTTGCTAAAGGACTTGCAGGTGAACAGAAATGGGATGGAACTATTGATATTGCTGAAACATTTGCAGGAGTTACTCTTGGTGGTTTATCAGTTGCAAATATGAAAGATTCTGTTAATGTTAAAACACAGATTCCTACTGGTGTATCATTTGCAGAAGTATTTGCAGGAATCAGGTTAGGTGGATTAAGTATAGCTTCAATGACAGATAGTGTATCAACATCTGATATAGATTTTGTTGTTCATTATTATACTATTGATATTTCTAAAAAATCAAAGTATACTTATAATCAAGATTATGTTCTTACTGATACTAAGTATGAACTTAGAACAGATTATACTTATGTAGGAACAGAAGAAACTATTGACGCAGGTACAATGGAATCTGTATCACTTGACTTCACTAAGTTTACAGAAGTTCAGGAGGTGACTATAACATGTGGTTAAGATGGACAATTACTAAGCTAAAAGGTTCTACTAATATTTGTCAAATGGGAGAATTATATTTATATGATAAAGACAGCAATAAGCTAGGTTGGATATCTGGAACCACTGTTAATGCACCAAGTCAGGCTTCCTATTCAAGTGGTGAAGGTCCAGAGAAAATCATTGACGGAAATGTAAATACTAAGTTCTGTTTGTTAAATTTTAATATTTATACTACAAGTGGTATGTCTATAGTAATTGAAATACCTGAAACCATAGATTTTACTTCTTATTCATATGTAACAGCTAACGATGGTTCAGAAAGAGACCCTATAAGCTGGACATTAGAATTAAGTTATGATAATGAAACGTGGTTCACAGTATCAGAAATATCTGGTGCTACTATTACAGATAATAGATTAACAGAAACTCAAAAATGGGGGGTTTTATCATCCACATGGAGTGCAGATGCTAATTATATGATGATAACCACAGGCGATATATGTACAGTAGCAGGGAGAACCTATAGTAAGATTAATTCTGATAGAGCGATTGTAGGAGCTTTTTATAACATAGGCGAGTATACTGGACCTATATTAGTGTCTGATATTCCACAAGCTGTATCCTATTATGCTTATGGAAGCACATTCACTTATATAGATACCATAGAATATCTTGGTATAACATGGTATATTAGTAGTACTAAATATTTTATGGAAGGCAATTATTCAGTTTCTGGATATGCTCAAAAATTATCTGATGAACCAATGACATATAAGCAAGCGGCTGAATTGTTATTACAAAAAGCCAATGTAAGTATACCAACAACAATATCAATTAAATACTTAATTCAATCAGACAATATACTATATACGATTGAAAACAATGAACTTAAAGCGTTAGAAGTCACTGAATTAACTTCAGAAACATTTAAAACATATGGTTCAGATATAGCACCAACATTTGATATTTTAAATGTGTTTACAAAACCAAAAATATATTGTTGGACAGATGATACACAAATGCACACTTTAACTGCTTCTGTTAAAAGTACACCAAAACCACAAACTGTCATAACTAATGATATAGATATATCAGATAAAACTATTACAGGTATTGAAAAAGTTACAGCTACTTATACTGGAAATCCTTTGATTGCTTGTAGTTTTGATGGCGGTACAACTTGGAAATTATACAATGGTGTGACTTGGGTTGTACTGAGTGAGACTGAAACAGGTATGACAATGGAAACATTGTTGGCAATAACTACTGAAAGTTGGACAGAGGTAATTAAAGGATTAGATTCTTTTAAAATGAGATTTACATTATCCACAACAGATGATACAGTTACTAATATAGTTATTAACTTTACTAATTAAGGAGGTTATATATGTTAAAAGGACATGCAAAAATTGAATTAAAGAATGAAAAGACTGGAAAATTAGATGTTATTGAACATG